AGCCGGTGAAGATGTTTAAACAGGGTGGTGAGTCCCGTGTAAACGAGGCGGGCAACTACACCAAGCCGGGTATGCGAAAGCGCCTGTTTGAACAAATCAAGTCTGGCGGCAAGGGGGGGTCTCCGGGGCAGTGGAGCGCAAGAAAAGCGCAGATGCTTGCCTTGAAGTACAAGAGTTCTGGCGGCGGGTATAAGTGATTGACTAAATGGAACTGCCAAAGTTCACGCCTGTTGTGCAGTTTGCGACTGCGTCTTTTGCGCTTGTGGTCGGCGGCTATAGCGCCGGGGACAAACTCGGCTGGTTCCCCAACCCAATCCTTGAATGGTCTCCGGAGCATTTCATGATCCCCCCGGCACAGATCGGCCAGCCAGTAACGGTGACCGTTGCCCGGATCAAGAAAAGGGATGACTGTTCAGTCGAGGCGTTTATCCCGAATGTCAGGGACGCCGCAGGCATGATTCACGATGCCGTGCCTTCAAACAGCAAGTTCACCGGGCCTGCAAGCAATCAAGCAGAGAAGTTTACTTACCAATTGCGCATCAGCGACAAAGAGCCGATTGCACCCGGCAAGGCAACGCTGACTGCTATTGTTAAATACAAATGCCCAGAAGGTGAGCGAGTAGTCACTTACCCAAATCATCCAAATTTGACCTTTATGTTGGAGCGTTCATGAAAAAGCCCCAGCAAAGCCTCAAAGATTGGACTGCTCAAAAGTGGCGTACAAAAAGCGGCAAACCCTCCACTCAAGGCTCATCCGCAACGGGCGAGAGATACTTGCCAGAAAAGGCCATTAAAGCCTTGTCTCCGGCAGAGTATGCGTCCACAACAAGAGCAAAGAGGGCCGGAAAGGCCTCTGGTAAGCAGTTTGTTGCGCAGCCAAAAGCAATCGCCAAAAAAGTTGCCGGATACAGGAAGTCAACATGACAACGTCAGGAACGGCATCATTTAACCTAGACCTCAACAATATTGTTGAAGAGGCGTTTGAACGCTGCGGCAAGGAACTGCGCAGCGGCTACGACTTGCGAACCGCCCGACGAAGCCTGAATCTTTTGACGGTTGAGTGGGCAAACCGTGGCGTCAATCTCTGGACAATTGAGCAAGGCTCCATTCCTCTGGTTGAAGGCCAGATTGCATATGAACTGCCGGTTGATACCATTGATTTGTTGGAGCACATTGTTCGGACTGGCACCGATCAGAACCAACAAGACCTGACAATCACCAGAATCAGCGTATCCACATACGCCACAATTCCAAACAAAAACGCTCAGGGTCGCCCAATTCAGGTTTGGGTTAATCGACAATCTGGCGCTACATACCCGTCTGGCGGCAGGCCAGCAGGCACAAACACAACCACTGGCGTTGACCATCCCCAGATTTACGTTTGGCCCACCCCAAACCAGAGCAGTTACTACACGTTCGTTTATTGGCGTCTGCGCAGGCTTCAAGACGCAGGCAACGGCGTTCAAACGCAGGATATTCCGTTTCGCTTCATTAACTGCATGATTGCCGGTCTGGCTTATTACTTGGCCCAAAAGATTGCTCCCGACCGTATGCCAGTTCTGAAAGCGGAATACGAAGAGCAATGGAAGTTTGCAACACAAGAGGATCGGGAAAAGGCGGCGGTTCGATTTGTTCCTCGCAGGACTTTCGTATCCTGACCTATGGGAAACAAGTTTGCATCCGGCAAAAATGCGATTGCGGAGTGTGATCGCTGCGGTTTCCGCTTTCAGTTAAAAACACTGAAACGCTTGGTAATCAAGACAAAGAATGTAAACATCTTGGTCTGCAATGAATGCTGGGAGCCTGATCAACCTCAGTTGCAACTTGGGATGTATCCTGTAGATGATCCGCAGGCCATACGCAACCCAAGGCCGGACACCAGTTACATCACCTCTGGTTTAAATCAAGCAGGAACACCAGAGGGGGGCAGCAGGATCTTTCAGTGGGGGTTTGCCCCTGTTGGTGGGTCAAGGGCAAATGATGATGGGCTGACCCCAAATAATCTTGTTCTTGGTATTGAACTCGGAACCGTTACCGTGGTAACCACATAGGAGTGAAAATGGAAACCGGCAAAATGAAAAAGATTGCAAAGGATGAAGTGAAGAAGCACGAAAAGTCCATGCATGGCAAAGGCTATGCCAAGGGCGGCGTGACTTCAGAGTCCATGAAAAAGTACGGGCGCAATGTTGCTCGCACCATGAATCAGCGTTCGACCTCGCGAGGTGGGTAATGAATACCGATAAATTTGAATACTGCTCCCTGACGGGCGATCCGATTGGCAAGTACGCGCAGCCTAAACCGTACACAAAGCCAACTCCCAGTACAGGTTATCCGAACGCCATTGCAAACACTCAGACGCAACGCACCCGTGGCACAAAAAACACGGAGCGTGGTTTTGGGCACAGCAAGAAAATGGGGTAATCAGTGAATTACACTGAACTGAAAGCGCGAATCAAAGCGTACTGTGAGAATGATTTTCCGCAGGTTGTTGGGTCTGGTGGGCTGACATCTGATGAACAGATCGCAACATTTGTTCGTCAGGCAGAGCAGCGCATTTACAACACGGTTCAGTTTCCTTCGCTCCGGAAAAACTCCACGGGACTGACAACGGCGTCAAACAAATACCTTTCAGCGCCGGATGATTTTTTGGCCGTTTATTCTCTTGCGGTGATTGACCCGACTTCTGGCGAATACCTGTATTTGCTGAACAAGGATGTCAACTTTATTCGTGAGTCTTTCCCGAGTCCAACAGATCAAGGCAAGCCCAACTACTACGCCCTGTTTGGCCCGACGACGACGAGTGCCACGCCTCCGGCAATTACCAACGAACTGACGTTTTTGCTTGGGCCTACGCCTAATCAAGCGTACACGGTAGAGTTGCATTACTACTACTACCCGACATCGATCACCGTTGTCGCAAGCGGAGAAACATGGCTCGGGGACAACATGGACTCCGTATTGCTCTACGGCTCCATGCTTGAGGCCGCTTCATTCATGAAGTCTGAAAAAGACGTTACCGACGTTTACACGGGCAGGTACAACGAAGCACTGCTTCTTGCCAAGCGACTCGGCGATGGCATGGAACGTCAAGACGCCTACAGGTCTGGTCAGTACAGGATGGAGGTTAAGTAATGGCCTTCACCGGAAACTACCTTTGCAATACGTTTAAACTTGGACTCCCAAGTGCGCTGTTCAATTTTGCAACAGGCACAACAGATGTCTTCAAGGTTGCCCTGTATACAAACAATGCAACCCTAGACGCAACGACCTCTGCTTATACTGCCACCGGGGAAGTGTCTGCCTCTGGGTATTCTGCGGGCGGGCAAGTTTTGTCGCCGACCGTATCAAGTGCGGACGGGGTGACTTTTATTGATTTTGGAGATGTGTCTTGGAGCGCGGCGCTTACTGCCCGTGGCGCATTGATCTACAAAAATGGCGGGGGTGCAATTTGTGTTCTTGATTTTGGTGCTGACAGGACATCAACAACCACGTTCCAATTGCAATTCCCCGCCAACACAAACATCTCCGCTTTAATTCGTTTTCCTTAAAGGAGCGCATCATGGGTCTTGAAAAAGCAAAAGTTGAAGAACTGGTTTCCGGGGGTCTCGTTGCCAATACTGGTTCCGGAGAAAAAATGCTTGCCACCGGCAAGTATGTGGTCGAATGTTTTGATAAAGACGGCAACCTGAAATGGACTGCCGAGTCCAAGAACCTTGTTGTAAACGTTGGCTTGCAGTACATGGCTGGCGTTGCGTTGACATCAACCGCGCAAATTACTTCGTGGTACGTCGGTCTTTATGGCGCTGCCTCCAGCAACAACCCCGCCGCAGGCGACACGATGTCAAGCCACGGAGGCTGGACTGAAGTTACGGCCTATTCCGAGGCCAACCGGCCAGCGGCCACATTTGCTGCGGCAACAAATGCCAACCCGTCAGTTGTCACAAATACGGCCAGCAAGGCAGTGTTTACGATGAACGGCACAACCACGGTTGGCGGCGCATTTTTGACCAGCAGCAATACAAAGAGCGGCACAACCGGCACTCTGTTTTCTGCGGCTGACTTCCAGTCGCCGGGAGACCGCAGTGTTGTCAGCGGCGACGTACTGAACGTCACCTACACGTTTAGCCTTGCCGGTTGATAGGCACGGCCTGTGGAACTCACTAAGCAGCAGTTCATTGACCGCTTTACTGACGCTGAGTTTACGGGCGTCCTGACTGCGGCTAAGACCGATGTTCAGGTCGAAGGCTGGCTATTCAGATTCAATAATGCGGACAACCCGATTGATACGACAGATCTCCGCACGATTGCGGGGCTGGAACTGTTTGTCTCAAAGGGCTTGCTCACGCAGGCTCGGGCCGATGAAATCCTTGGGTCTGTTAGTAGTTGGAACGGGTGGGCATTGGGTCAATCCGTCCGTGTTCTTGTGCCGTTTGCTACGGCCTATCCGGGCACTTACTTGCTGATTGGCATTGATCCGACAGCCTCTGCGCTGACTATCGAGGGCGGGGCGCAGTTTGCTCCGCAGTATTTGGAGGCAGTGTAAATGGCGATCACAACCCTTGACGGTGTTATTGCAGGGTGCCAAACGCCTAAGTTCTTTTTTAAGGCGTTGTCGGGTACGTTGGTTGCAGGCAGACCCTACACGCCGTTTTACGCAGCAGGTATTCCCGGCGCTGCCGTTGCACCAACTCCGGGGCTGGCGGGCGAGGCGCTTACTACTTACGCAGGGCAGATCCCGTTTAGTAACCCGGGGAGTGGTACTTCGTATCTCGCCCGCTTCGTGGGCCTTTCGTCTGGTCAGTCGGGTCAGATAATGTTGGTTGATCGTCTGTGGCATAACAGCGGAATCACCATCACTTCAACTGCATCGCAGACCGTTAACTCAGTGGCCTATCCTGCTAGAGACGAAAACGGAACGACTAATGGCGAGGGGGTGTTGCTTGGGGTTGATGTGTCTACTGCCACCGGCGCTGGCACCCCAACGATTACCGTGACCTACACAAACAGCGATAACACTGGCTCTAGGACTGGCACGAACATCATTGCCACAAGTGCCACATCTCCAATCGGCACTTTTTACCCCATTGGTCTGCAAGCGGGGGACAAGGGGGTTCGTTCGGTTCAGTCCATTACGCTTAGCG